AAAGAAATCTATAAAATCATTCATGACGAACGCAATTTGGTTACAAGTTGTGACAAATGCAATGACTATTTTAACATATTTTTCAAAAGTGTAGAGCGAGATCAACTTATTGATCTAATTTATGAAAAAGAAATAAAAGAGGTAAGTAATGAAAACTAGTGAAACAATAGAAAAAATAATTCCAGCTTTGCTTGGGGTAAACAAAGAGCTAATAAATATTGAAAAAAACGAAACAGCAACAATTAAAAGCGAAAAAGGTAGTTACACCTATGGATATGCAAGCTTGCCTTTTTCTTTATCTAAGATAAAACCTGTTTTATCAAAACACAATTTGTTTGCTGTTCATAATGCAATGCACTTTGAAGACAAAATCGTTATAATAACAAGAATTTATCATATTTCAGGTGAATGGATAGAAAGCCACATACCTATGGTTGCTAAATTTCCAGGTAGAAATATTAACCAAGAGATGGGTAGTCTTTTGAGTTTTGGAAGAAGGTATGGATTAAATGCTATTTTAAATACCAGCAGTGAAGAAGATACAGACGCAAACAATCTCTCACTAGATGACACGCAACCAGAAAAAAAGAATAACAAAATAAAAATAGATTTTGATGAAGTAGAACAAAATCTAAAAAAAATGACAACAAAGCAAGCTATGGTAAAATATTTCAGTGATTTAGAACAACATTTTGTTTCAGAAAAACAAAGAAACGCCGCAATCAAAATTTTTGAAGAAAGAAAAAAGCAAATACAAGCAGGTGAAGGGATTCCAGAATCAAAAAAGATACAAGAGCAGTTTAACGGAACAGTTGTTACCCAAAAAGAAATTGATGAGATACCATACTAATGGGAAGATATTATAATAAACAAGGAATATTTCAAGAAGGTGCAGGAATGAGAGAAGCAAGAAAGCTTGATCTTGTACCTTCTGTGACTACTATACTTGAAATTATCAACAAAGAATATTTGAATAAGTGGAAGATAGACAGGCACTTGTCCATAGCAGCGTATAATCACGATATAGACATGTATACTGGCGATTTTGAAAGTTATAAGATCGCTATAAAAAATGAATTTAAAAGCAACACAACTGCAGTTGATTTTGGAAACAAAATTCATAATGATTTGGAAAATATTGTAAATTTTTATAAAAATAACGAGTATAGTATTTTGATGTTGCCCAAAATAGATAGTGTAGGTAGGGAATCTTTAATTCTGGGGCATGATCTTGTAAAAGAAATATTTGTGGGGATTGTAGCTTTGAAAGCAAATGGTTTTAATACAGAAATTCAAATAACAGGAAGTGGCTATTCTGGAACTATTGATCTGATGATAGAAACAAAAGAAAGAGTTTTTATTTTTGATTACAAAACACAAAACAAAGAACTTGAAAAAATGTGCAAATATAAAGAATGGATAATGCAATTAGCAGCATATGCTAAGGCAGTTCAAAGAAATATAAAAAAACCAGTATCTGTATATAACATAATAATAAATAGAAATTATGAGTACAAGTTTGTCAAATATAGCTACAAAGAGCTATGTCACGGGTGGAGAATGTTTAAGAGTGCATTCCAATTGTGGCAAGAATACAACAAATTTTATGTAACCGAAAGAGGTAAAAATGGTAACCGCAAGTATAAAGATAAGCAACAAAACTAAAAACGGGTTGAAAAGACTAATCAAAAATGATTATCCTGACTGTTTCAAGTCGGTAAAATCATATTGTGTTGATGTGATCAAAGACTATATACAAGGTCAAAAATACAAAAGTTTGTCTATCACAAAAGAAGACATAATCATAGACAAGGCAAACCCTTTTTTGATCGATATGGATATAGAATTGTACAAGAAACTAAAAGAAGTGTTAGAAAAAGAAATCAGAGACTTGAATTTGCTAGTTCACATTATATTGACAGATTTTGTAAAAAAAAGAGGAGAATTTAAATAAAATAATAAAAACTACTTGACAATATTATATTAAGGTGTATATTGGAGGTAACAATGAGATTAACAACAGCAGGTTTTTTTTGGGTTTTTTATATGTTGTTGGTTTTGATTGTATGTGTTCTTTTAATCAAGCATTGCTAAGAAAAAAGGGGATAGTCGCAAAATTTATTTCAAATGAGGTGGCTGTCATGACTGAAAAAACAAACGTAATGAAAAGAGTAGATTCAGCAATGAATTATTTGTCAATGCAAACAGATGGGAAAACATTGCATATGGCAATTAGCAAAATGAGTGGGCTTTGCAACATTATTCAACTTATTTTGGAAGGTTCAGGAACTCAAAGCGATTACCAAAAAATAATTGATAACATTTATTTGTGGATTAGGAGTCACAAATTAGATGTTCCTGAATTTGAAACATTTTTAATGTAATAAAGAGGTGGGGAAATGAATAAAGAGAAATTAAAAGAAATGTTAGTTGATCATAAAAAATGGTTAGATTCAAAAGGGAAAATAGGAAGCTTGGCTAATTTCAGGGGCGCTAATTTCAGGGGTGCTAATTTTGAGGATGCTGATTTCAGGGGTGCTGATTTTAGAGATGCCGATCTCAGATATGCTAATCTCAGGGACGCTGATCTTGGGTGTGCTAATTTCAGGGGTGCTAATTTTGGGGGTGCTATTCTTGAGAATGCTGATTTCAGGGATGCCGATCTAAGATATGTTATTGGGAATGGGCAAGAAATAAAATCATTACAAATATGTAATTTCCCAATAGTTTTCACAAAAGATGTTTTATTTTTTGGATGTATTCAAAAAAAAATTAAAGAGTGGGTTTCCCTTGAAAGAGAAAAAGCTATCATGCTTTATGATCAGGCTGCATATATCTGGGATAATTACCGAGATATAATTATTCGTTTGATTGAAAAAGAGGTGGCAAAATGACAATTATAATAGAAATAATATTTGCATTGCTAACAATAGTGACTATATACAAAAGTTATAAAAAAAGAGGTTAATGAATGAATTTGGACAAAAACAAGTGTTTGGGGTGTGGTCAATGTGTTGAAATGTGTAACACTGGAGCACTTGACTATGTGATGATAAACGGCAAAAGCTATAATGATGTAACACTTGACAAAGCTTTGTGTGTTGACTGTGGTGAATGTATAGAAATTTGCCCCGGGGAGGCGTTTGAAAAATAAAAAAGCTATCCTGAGGCAGGGGCGGATATGAACGGGCAAAGCGGTCTTGCTCATCCGATGGTATCCGCTCCGCTTTAGAATATATATGGACAAGGTACTGGCAGTACAACAGAGTAAAAAGATCTCGAATTTAAAGAACGGCTATAAGTTTCTCCAGGTTCGATTCCTGGCTTGTCCAAAGACATATTATAAAGATAATGGAGGTGCAAGCAGCAAAAAGGAATTAAAAATTAAGAAGTCTTTAAGGGGGCGCGTAAGGAACGCCCTCTTAATATCAAAAAAGGTGGGGAAAATGAAAATACATCACTGTGATGAATGTATGAAAATGTTAGACAGAAACAAAGCGTATTATGATTTAAAAAGTTTTAATGGTCGTGATTGCATAGATAGAGAATTTTGCTCTATTGGATGTTTATTAAAAAATATAAAACAAGAGGTGGAAAAATGAGAAGGTTAATTATTTTAGTAGTTATGTTTGCAGTAAGTTGTAGTGGTTTTCAAGTTGCTAATGAAAAAGAAAAAGATTTAGTAATAGTAAAAAAAGTGAATTACAATAAGAAAAAATTATTTGATAAAATTAAGCTTTGGGCTATACTTAACAACGAAAATTTTAAAACTGACAAAGATTTAGGCATTTTATATTACAAAGACTCAATCAAAACCAATATTTTCGCTTGTAAAACTTTAAAGTTTAAAGCTGTCTTAAAAGCTTATAATAATAAATATCAAATAAAGATAATTCCTTTAGGAGCAAAAGGCGTTTGGGGACATGATGTCCAGGTTGCCAAAATAATGTTAAAAGATTATCAAAAAGAGCTAAGCAAAATAAGTAATCAAATAGATAAACGTTTAATGAAGTGAGGTTGCAAAATGATAAATACTTGCACTATAAGTTTAGATGAATACCAAAAACTAGTCAAAGATCAAAAAGAATATAGAGATTTTAAAAATAAAAATTATCTAAGAATAGAGTTGACTTACTCAAATTATCATTTTGGCAAGATTGAATATGTTCTTTCTGATTATGATAAAAAAGAAATAATGCAAGTGATAGATGACGGTTTAAGCGCGCGGTGTAATTATTTGGAAACGTTGGCCGAAAAAGTTATAGAAAAAGAAAGTGCTTTAAAAAGGGAAAAAAGATATATATTAGCTATGGGTTTTGTGTTTGGCGCTATAGTTGGAAATTTAATATGGAGGGTGTTTGATCTCATAGAAGAGCTTTTTAAATAATTGACAAAACAATAAAAAAACATGCAAAATAAATCTATGAATATAAAAGAGTTTAATGATATATACAATTACAGCATGCTATCAATTGCTCTTGAAGCTTTGGCCAATGTGGATATTGATAGTAAGCAATTTGAGGATGCAGTTGAAAGACTTTATATGGTAAAAGACGAAATATACAGCAAAATAAAGGTGGGAAAGTGATGGTAGGATATGGCACAATAGATTCAAAAATAGTGAAAATACCTGATTGCAACATAGAAACAGACTTGAAGAAAAAAGATTGCATTGAGATAAATTCAACAAATGAATGTGGTACTCAGATTATTGTTAAACAACCATGTTCTTTGAGGTTCAAGATCAGAAAAACAGAAAATAAAAAAAGCATTGGTTTAAGTCTTAATTCTAAGAATTTATTAACAGATATTGAATATATACCTCTAACTGAACTTTTATATATCACAAGCGATTTGGCGTTGGTGACTTTTTTGGAAAAATTTGTCCCTGGAGATGTGATAAGGGTTCATGGTTGCGGTTTGCTATACGGAGATGTGAAAATAAGAATAGAAGATGACAAAAGAGGGAAAATATGAACAAAGAACAAGCACTAAGTAAAATTAAAGAAGCAGAGCAGACGATTAAAGAACTAAAAAAGTATATAGGGCAAGAAGAAAGCAAGAATGTTAGATGGCGTGCTGAAAAAGGGGGGATATATTATTATTTTTCTTGGATCTGGTGCGATTTTAATGAAAGAAAGGATGCTATAGACGACTTTGATGATAGAGACGATTTTGACGATAATCTTTATAATTTAGGAAATTATTTTAAAACAAAGCAAGAAGCTCTTGACTACGGGAAAAGAATAAAACTAGAACAACAACTAAAAGACATAGCTTTAAGGCTCAATGGAGGTATTGAGATTGATTGGAAGTCACGATATGAGAAAAAATGGTATATCTTTTATGATTACTCATGCAAATGTTTCGGGCAAGATTATAACTCTATAGAAAAACAATGTAAAGTATATTGTTTCAATAGAGATTTTATTAAAGTAGCTCTTGAAGAAATAGGGGAGAAAGACCTTAAGTTTTTGTTTGGAGTTAAATCATGAGCGTTTTATATAGTGTTAAATTTTATTGTATTCTAACCATATTTTCATTAACATTGAAACTAACAAATGTTGTAGATTGGTCATGGCTATGGGTTCTTAGTCCCCTGTGGATTCCAATATTATATATATTATTGATAATTATATTTTTGTTAGTTTATAGTTACTATCAATTCAAAAAGGCGGTATATAATGAAAAAAATATGTTGTGAAATATATAGCCGTGTAGTAGGGTATCACCGACCCGTAGATCAATGGAACAAAGGGAAAAAGCAGGAATTTGAGGAAAGAAAAACAACTCCAACAAAAAGAATAATCAAAAAGCTAAACAAGGACAACTAAATGGACGATTCTTTAATAGAAATATATTTAACCTATCATATATCTTTAGGCATAAGTTTGCATTTGGCAGAAAAAAGATATATTTGTTTAGATATGCCTTTTATAACTATATGGGTAAACTTTTATAAAACAAAAAAACTAATAAACATAATAAACTTCATGAGTAAATTCTAAATAATGAAAAAAATAAAAAAAGTAAAGCGTAAATACAAATATATAGATCTTCCCGGTTGTTTTATTGATGTCTTTTTGCACGAAAATCATAATATTGCTTATGACGAAATGAGAAGACAGTATAAACTTGATCCGTTAAAGTGTTCTGCTTCTACTGATGGAACGTTTACATATTTGGAATCTGACGACCACGCATCATCACTTGTGATAACTATAGAATCTTTGAACGTGAATGTAGTTGTCCATGAGCTATATCACGCACTAGAAAAACTGAAAGAAATATATTCTTTAGAAGGTGGTGAGTGGGGAGCATATTTCATGGGAAATTATACTGAGTGGATTCTTGAAGACAAAGGCTGGGAAGAAATTAAATTAAGTAAAAAAAGTGGGAAAAGTAGATGATGAATAAAATAGAATTGATTCAACATGTTATAGATAACAATATAGATCTCATTAAAAGTAAAATACAGATAATTGGACACAGCCGATCTTTTAGGGAAGACCATTATATATTCATAAAAGAAGTCGTAAGTACAGATGACAAACACTGCCATCCCGCAGAGATACTGAGAGAGGAGTTTTGTGCAAATTACAAAGAATTAAGGGAAAAAGTACCAATATTTTTTAAAGACAGATTGGATGATATTGTGCTTGGTTATTTGGAAGATGGGGAGGTTAGTTATCATGATTTGACATTCGATGATGCTTTAAAACTTTCAAACGCACTAGGTACTTCAATAGAATTTTGGCTAAATCTACAACATGAATATAACCTAAAAAGAGCTAAAGAAATAAAAGACTTAGAATAGGTTGATGAAGTTTATCAAGATCTAATTGAAAATTATGACGATACTTTGAAAAATTTATCAAAAGATAAAAATACTTGACAATATCAAATAAAAGCAATAAGAATAACGTGAATACACTAAATGAAAGCGAGCAAGGAATGAGCAACAAAGACTTAGGCGAAGCTAATAAATTAACAGATAAAGAAGAAGCTTATTGTCAAGCTTTTGTTAATGACCCCGAAACAAGATGGAACAAATACCAATCTGCTGTTAAAGCAGGCTATAGCGAAAACAGCGCTTATTCCATAGGGAGTGAAAACTACAGAAAACCTAAGATAAGGGCTAGAATAGATCAACTCATAGAAGAAAATAGAGATATAGACAAAGAGCTAATCCAAAGGATATTAGAAGCTAGAAAAAAGGTAGCATTTGACGAAACTATAAACGCTGCAGATAGAGATAAATATTTAAAAGCTTTAGAAAGATATATAGGAATGGATCAGCAACTTATTGATGTAACTAGTGGTGGTGAAAAGCTGCCTAGTACTATACAGATTGAGTTTGTGGGGGCTGATATAAATGACTAAAAATGATATATATTATATTTATAAACTATTCAGAAGGCTTGGGATGAATAGCGTGTGTTCTTTCAAGTGTGCCAAGCCTTTTAAGTCTTTTGAAAATATTGAATATCTAAAGGGTATTTTTTCTAAATATAGTATTAAACAACGAAGAAAAATGGAGTTGGAAGGATTAAAAAAACTTGGAGTGAGGCTATAAATAGTGGATAGTTTAAAAATAAAATTCCATAATAAAAGTGCTGCAAAATCAAAATATAAGCAGATAATCTTACATTGTTTAAAGGGGGCTTTTTTATCTCATTTAGAGGTTGGGGGGGGTAAATATTGTATAAGGGAAGGAGAAATTGTATTAAAGGGCGACTGTATTATTCTATATTCGCCACAAATTAAAGATCTTATGAGAAAGGTTTGAATAATGAAAAAATGTGAAGAGTGTGAAGAAAAAGCAGACCACTTTTGCTATGAGTGCTATTCATATTACTGTGAAAAGTGTGCTAAATTGTTAAATTATAGATGTGAGTGTATGACTACCACCATAGTTGAAATAGAAAAAGATTGCAAAAGTATAAAGTGTGATTTTTTACTAGATACAGGATTAATACATCAAAGTTTCAAGTAAAAAGTGGAAGATTGGCTTATTATAGGTTCTAACAAGCTAGGGTTGCTGGAATGCGAATATTATGACATTAAACATAAAAATACCTGACAAACTCAAATCATTATACACCTCCGTAAAGCGCTATATCCTGGTTTTTGGTGGGCGTGGTTCTGCCAAAAGCTGGGGTATAGCTATATTTCTAGTAATAACAGCTTATAAGCGAAAAGTAAGGATACTCTGCACTAGAGAGATACAAAATTCAATAAAAGACTCTGTTCACAAGCTCTTATGTGACATAATAGAAAAGCTTAATCTAAGTTCATTTTACAAAATAACAGAAAGATCTATAGTTGGTGCTAATGGATCGGAGTTTATATTTAAAGGATTAAGAAACAACGTTAATGACATTAAATCTACTGAAGGAATAGACTATTGTTGGGTGGAAGAAGCACACACAATATCAAGAAAGTCTTTAGAGATACTTACTCCAACGATACGAAAAGAAGGCAGTCAGTTAATATTTGCTTATAATCCCACAGATGAGACTGACCCAATACATGCAGACTATAATTTAGCTGATAGAGAAGATGTTGAAAGAATAGAAATAAATTACTCAGATAACCCTTTTTTCCCAGAAGTTCTTAGGGCTGAGATGGAATATGACAAGCGTGTTGACTATGAGAAGTATTTGCATAAGTGGATGGGACAATGCGTCAAACATTCAGAAGCCCAGGTATTTTATGGGAAGTGGTTTGTTGAAGAGTTTGAAGCCCCAGAAAATGTTTGGTTTTATTTCGGTGCAGACTGGGGGTTTAGTAAAGACCCAACTACTCTAGGACGTAATTTTGTGATTGACAAGACTCTTTATATAGATTATGAGTTTTATGAAATAGGAGTTGATATTGACTTGCTTCCAAATAAATTCAAGACAATACCAGAAAGTCAAAATTATCCTATAATTGCAGATAATGCAAGACCGGAGACTATATCATATATGCAAAGAAACGGTTTTCCTAAAATGAGAGCTTGTAAGAAAGGAGCTGGAAGCATAGAAGACGGAATAGCGCACTTGAGGTCATATGAACGAATAGTTGTGCACCCAAGATGCAAGCACCATATAGATGAGTTTAGATTGTACAGTTATGTAGTAGACCCAAAAACGGGTCAAATATCTAACAAGATAGAAGACAAGCACAATCATTGCATAGATCAAATCCGCTATTCTCAAGAGGATGTTATGAGACATAATAAAGGTGCAGTAATCCAAACAGGGGGCTGGTAGTGCAGGTAGACCATAAACACAAGTTATACAAAAAATGGGTGCATATTTGGGAAAAAACTAGAGACGGTTTCCAGGGTGAAGACACGGTAAAGTCTAAGAACACAACCTATTTGCCAAAACTTGGAGGTCAAGATGACAAGAGCTATGAAGCGTATCTTGATAGAGCCAGATATATAAATTACACGGGTAGAACTGCTAATATCGCAATAGGGCAATTGTTTAGAAAACTGCCCCAAGTAATGGGAATAACAGAAGAAGCCAGAAAAAATGTAGATCTCACAGGAAGATCTTTTTATTATTTTTCTAAAGAATTGGCAAAAGAAGTTTTGATAACAAACAGGGTCGGCGTACTTGTAGATTATTCAGATGAACAAGGACGGACTTATTTAACACAGTACAAAGCAGAAGAAATCATAAATTGGAAAACACAGGTTATCGGCGGTTTAACTCAATTGTCTTTAGTTGTTCTTGAGGGTGTAGTAAATGACTCTGAAGATGTTTTTAAGTGCAAAGAGCAAACCGAGTGGCGTGTTCTTATTTTGGAAGAAGGTGTTTATTATGTAAGAGACTATATCAAAAAAGAAACTTCCGCAAATAGTTTTGAATTTGTTTTGGTTAGAGAATTTATTCCAAAAATGAACGGGAAAACAATGGATTTTATTCCTTTTTATTTTATTACTAATCAGGGAATTACTTTTGAGATCTCTAGTTCGCCCATGTTGGATTTTGTCAATGTAAACCTGGGACATTATAAAAATAGTGCAGATTATGAAAATATGTTACATTGGACAGGTGCGAAAACTATTATTGTTAAGGGGTGGGATGACTCTAAAGTTTTTCCTGTTGGTGGGTGCGCCAAAATGCCTACAGATGGAGACGCCAAGTTTTTAGAAGCAGCAAGCGATTCTGGACTTAAAGACGAATTAGTGCACAAAGAAGAACAAATGGCTGCTATGGGCACATCTTTGATCTCTGGGAAAGGTAGGTATGTGCAAAGTGCTGAAACTTCCAGAATACAAAGCCAAGGAGAATATGCCACTCTTGCAGATATATCAAACGCATTGTCTGATAGCATGACAATAGTTGCAAATGTAATGGCCGAATGGGACGGCAACACAGATGAAATAAATATTGAATACAACGGTGATTTTGAGTTATCCGAAGTAGACCCACAAACCTTGACTTCTTTTATGGGAGCTGTTCAAGCTGGATATATGTCTTGGGAAACATATTTCTATAACATGCAGAATAAAGAATTGTACCCGGATGGCTGGACTATTAAGGACGAACAAAAATCCATTGAAGAGACACAAGAGTCTATAGTGATTGAGGAAGAAGCACCAATGCAAGAAGATATAGTCCAGGATGAAGAGGCTGTAAGTGAGTTGGTCTAATTTCCAAGAAGAAGCTTTTAATCAAACTAAAGCAGAGACGAAAAGGTTAAACTCTGAAATAAGAAAAGAGTATAAAAGAGCAATTAAGAACATAAGCACAAAACTAGACAAGGTTTATAGTCAAATATTATCAGGGCTAAAACCAGAAGACTATTACAACAAAATGATAGAGCGCAATAGGCTGTCCAATCTATTGGCTCAAATTAGAAAAGAATATTCGGAATCTTATAGTAAAATCTACAATTATATTCGTAATATTTTGGGAATTTCTTTTTCCAATACTTATTATAGAAAAGCTTACACTTTACAATGGATAGAGCCAAGATTAAAATTAGGTATACTCCCTAAAAACTTAATAGAACTCACCACTCTTGGAACAAATCAAGCATTTAAGGAAATAACAAAGTCTATTGAAAAGAGATTTGGCAATAAGTCCAAGTATGTACCACAGACAGGGTCTTTGACTAATTTGCTAGCTAATAACCGCATTAAAGAAGTGAACCAGATAAGAAGTGCTATAACTCAAAGTCTAGTTAACGGACAATCTAAAACTGAAACTATAAACACTATCAAAAATATAATTGGCACTGAAAAAAGAATAGGAAGAAAGACTAAAATAACAGGTGCTAGAGCAAGTGCAGAGAGGATATTAAGGACAGAGACAAACAGGGTTATAAATATGGGGTCTTATGCTCAATCAAAAAGTGCTGAAGATCAAGGGGTTGAAATAAAAAGAAAATTAGTTGCAGTCTTAGATAATAGGACAAGGCCACAATCTGCGAGTATGGACGGTCAAACAGTTGGGATTGATCAGCCTTTTAGATATCCAGACGGAAAAAAGGCTTTGACTCCAGGTACAACCGGTAATCCTGCTTACGATATAAATGATAGAGAAACAGTGGTAGACATTGTTGGTGACTATGAGCCTGAAATAAGAAGGGGGAGAAACCCTATAACTGGTAAAAATGAAGTATTTAGTTATAAAGATTTTGACCAATGGGCAAAGGACAATAACTTGACTAAAAATGTTTATGGTCAAATCATTAGTAAATAAATTATATAGGAGGCCATTAGATGGCGATTACGGAAGAAGAATTTAAAGAATTCATACAGGATGAGAACAATAAGGGTTTGTTTGATGAAGTTGCAAGAGCTTATGGTTATAAAACAGAAGATGATATTCAGGGCTTAAAGAACAAAAACTATGAATTATTAGGGAAGCTTAAAACAATCAAAACAGAGAAAGAAGAAGTTCAAAAACAGCTTGACAATATTGATATCAACGGATACAATGATTATGTTTCTAAAAGTTCTAGCGGTAAAGATAAAAGCGACAAATCAGATAGGGAATTGACTAGAATAAAGGAAGCTCTCAAGGAGAAAGAAGAAAGCTATAAAGCATTAGAAAGGGATCTCAACGATAATTTAATCAGCTCTAGCCTATCTAAAGTATTCGATCAGATAAAAGTTGATCCTAAACATAAAGAATTATTATCCTCAGCGTACAAAGGCAAAGCCATTGTTGAGGTAGATGGCAAGGAAAGGCAAGTTGTCATCCAAAATGGCGATGGTCTAGGACTACCAGCTAAAGAGTATTTCCAGAAATGGGCAGAAAGTGACCAGGGTAAGGAGTACTTGATAAAACCAGACAATAGCGGTGCTAATAGTAGGGGTTTTTCGCAAGGCGGTAGTAGAACGATGAAAAAGGCTGAGTTTGATAAACTCCCACCTGCTGAAAAAGTTCAAATGGCCAAAAAGGTCTCTGCAAATGAACTGTCTATTGTCGACTAAAAGACAAGGAGACATAATAAAATGGCAAACACATTGACAGATTTAATCCCTGATTTATATGAGGGTTTGGACGTAGTAAGTAGGGAGATTACAGGATTTATCCCTTCTGTGTCTACAGATAACACAGTAGAAAGAGCAGCACTAAATGAGGTTGTAAGAATCCCTCAGACACAACCACAATCGGCAGCAGACAACACACCAGCGGTAACACCACCTGACACAGGTGACCAAACAATCGATAATACTACAATCACTATCGACAAATCTAGGCACGTTCCTATTCGATGGAATGGAGAGCAAACACAAGGATATTCTAACAATGGATTATACAGTTCTACGTTAGCACAGCAAACTGCTCAAGCGATCAGAACTTTAGTAAATGAAATTGAAGCAGATATAGCGCAAGAGTATCTCTTGTCTTCAAGGGCATTCGGAACAGCTGGGACTACACCATTTGCAACAAGTATTAGTGATGCAAATCAAATAGCAAAGATACTGACAGATAACGGGACTCCACTAGGTGACAGGCATCTTGTGGTCGACACAACAGCAGGAGTTAACCTGAGAGATTTAACAACACTTAACCAGCAAAACACTGCCGGGACAGATGCGACATTAAGACAAGGTGTGCTATTGCCTCTTAGTGGTCTTGATATTAGAGAATCAGCTCAAGTGCAGTCACACACTGCGGGAACTGCTGCTGGTGCGACTACTGACGCGACTGGTTATGCAGTAGGAACTACCTCAATTACACTTGCTAGTGCGGGGACAGGAACAATTCTAGCGGGCGATGTTATTACTTTTGCTGGTGACACAAATAAGTATTTAGTTGTTACTGGTGATGCAGATGTTTCAGGTGGCGGAACTATAGTTATTGCAGCACCTGGATTAAGACAAGCAATTCCGACAAGTGCTACTGCTATCACGGTTTCTAGTGATTATACTGCTAATATTGGATTTCACCGTACTGCAATTCATCTGGCAACAAGGATGCCTGCTCAGCCTATCGGAGGAGACTTAGCAACAGCTACTGAGATCTTAACAGACCCTAACACTGGCTTATCTTTTGAAGTAGCACAATACAAACAGTTCTTGCAAAATTCTTTACATGTTAGAATAGCTTGGGGAACCAAACTTATTAAGCCTGAACATACAGCTATCTTGCTAGGATAGGGGGGATCATGGCATTAACAAACAACCAAAGAATTGAACTAAACAAAGGGTCTATACCTTCTAACCAAAAAGTACAACTGGGTGACGCAGTTTATTCTGCGCCTGTTGTGCTCATTGCGGATATTGACGCTGCTGCCAATGCAACAGCTAAAAGTGTAACAGTTCCTTTTGATTGTGAGGTGATAGATGTGGTGGTACAAGCAAGGGCTACATCGGCCGGAGGAACAGCTACAGTTAGAAAGGTTACAACTGCTATTTGTGATGCGGTGGCGATGGCTGCTGATACTACCATAGCTAGGGCTGGCACTTTGGATGATGCACAATCAACTTTGTCAGCTGGTGATGATTTAAATGTAATCACAAACGGTGCAAATGACAGAGGTTTAGTTTCCATTATTTGCAGAAGAATATAATAGTTTTACGTTTGCCCTCACCAAGAGGGCTTTCGCAAACCTATCAAAGAGGTATATTATGGCTACGAATTATCAAAAAAGCATAATAAGTAATTCTGAAAGTTTTACTAAGTTCCCTGCTGTTATACAGACCGACCATGCTTATATTCATGCGGGCATAGGGTTTACTATGGCAATAGATTTAAGAATAATTAGTGTTGCGACATATATAGGATTAACAACCCCTGCTTCAAGTTCTGGATATCTGCATTTTAGACCTGGATCAACAAACGTATCAACTGACACTGCCGCTGTTGAGTATGTTTTTTATGAAGATGTGACAAGTTATTCTGGGGGCACTGCTTATACTCCTTTTAATCGTAATAGAAATTCCAGCAAGACTAGTGGAGCTACTATTCTTTCCGGGACAACTCCTGTGCTGGGAACTCCTTTAATTTTGGATGTTGCCCGCTATGGTTCAGCTGGGAGTCCCGCTGCCCGATCAGGAGGTTCAGGTTCTGGGGGTAATGACGAAATAATATTAAAACCTTCAACTGATTATGTTTTTGCTTTTACTCCTGCTGCTGCGACATCTGTTACATTCAACGCCTTCTGGTATGAAGAAGTAGAAGGTATATAATGTCTAAAAAATCAATAATAGGATATGTTGGAGAGCTAGGCGCGGTTGTAACAGAAGACACCTATAATAATGATGTGTGTATACACAATATGTATGGAATGTCAAAAAGATTTCAAGTCCCTAACAATGCAACGAGATATATTATCATAGACCCTAGTAATATAGAGTGCGAAAAATTGATTTTTTTACCTGTAGTTTTTAAAGCTTTTGGGGCTGGTACTATAAATATAGATCTTCATGCTAATCCCACATATATAGCTGGTACAGAATGGGACACGATAGATAGATGTAATACTGATATAGAAATAGCTAAAACAAAGATATATTTTAATACATCTGTGACTGCGGAAGGTACAAAGCTTGCTCCAGAATGGGAAGTGTTTTCCAATGGAATTGCTGCCGTTTCTGTGCTAGGTGGAGAAGCTAAAGACGATTTACCTTTTATAGCAGATAAAAATATTACATACATGTTTAAGATTGTAAACAATGATACAACTAATACGGCAAGATGTACAGTATCATTTAATTTTAGTGAAAAGAAACATGTGTGATGGGGTTATAAATGGCAAGAATAGACTTTGCATCAACAAGAACATATAACCAAGAGTCAGATTTTATTTTTGATTCAAATTATATACAATTTGATAGTGATTTAGGTTTAAAGCTTGTAGACAATCCTGGACAAGATTTTATTCAGAATTTTGATAACGACACGGGATTTATTTACGATAGTACTCTTGCTCAGTTTTCGGGGGGTACGGTTAATCAGATAGACAAAAGACCAGCTAATTCTATATGTGGGTCTCAATTGTCCTCTGTTACTGACTTAAACTGGGGGGCTATAGGATTTACAGATTTAACTGCTACTTTAAATGGGTCTCCAATTATAAGCGGAGGTAAGCTTTTTTGTAGCGGGACTCAAGGTCTCTACTGGGACGATTCATTGATAGGGGCTTTGTCTGGCAACTGGGTCGCAAAATTTAAATATACACCTAATTATACTACAACCCCAGCTGCGAATGTAAACATTTTTGCGTTGTCCCAAGCCACCGGGTCTACTGACCAAGTTGTTATATTTAATAGTCCTTCTGGAAATACTTTGAGAATTACTGCAAATGGGTTGGCGGCGGTAACTTTTGGCGTGTGGACACCTACAGCTGGCCAAGAATACGTGTTTGAAATTATTTGCATAAGCAACCAGGTTTCTTTGTATATAGATGGAGTGCAATTAGGCGCAACTCAAGCTATATCTCCGTGGCAAGGAACTACTTCAAATTTGGTACATTTGGGCGCTTATAGTAATTTATACAATATAGCAGACGGGTCTTTTAGAGATTTAATTCTTTATTCAACTGCTGCACAGACAACAGCATATACTATCCCTAACGCCGCTTATTTAGAATCAGTGGTAATTGTTCCAGAAATGGAATATACAGGCGCAGGGACTTTGATTAGTTTTGATGCTTTTACTACAACCGAGGGGGGATCTCCACGCTATACTTTACAGATAGGGCAAAGTGGTGTTTACTTATATTGGAATGGTTCGGCTTGGGTTGCTAGCAACGACACATACGAACAAGCAAATGATGTTGCTACGTTTAATGCGAATGTGGGTTCTTTAAGTGTAAGTGGTGAGATATACGGGCAATTCAAAGTTATTTTTGGCGATACTAATGTGCAAAGCTCGGTTGATCAATTAACTGCTTCTTTGACTGCGCAAATATACCCTACAAATAACCCTATTTTTTCTTTGGCTGAGGATCTCTCAGCGGATGAATTATTGTCTATAGCTTTTACGGAAACAATAACAGGTAGTGACTTAATAAGGTATGTAGTAAAACAAAACAGTGATTATTTATATTGGAGTGGCACGGAGTGGATTACTTCTGATCAATCATATGCGCAGTCTAATATATCAAGCGATGTAATTGCAAACATAACAGAATTAAATAATTCCGAAGAAAATGCGTATAATCTTTTAGGATTTTTGCATAGTTCGGATGGTTCAACAACTCCTCTTTTAACAAGCATAATATATAAGTACTTTTCTATAGACTTTGTTGTAGAGGACGGTACAGCAAAACCAGACTCAACTAGCTATGCAACAACATCACAGTTTGTGCAATATTGGTTAAACAGAGGTACGGACTATTCTTCAAACAGTACAACAGAAATAAAACAATGGTTAAACAAAGCTACTGAATATATAGATTTAAACTATAATTTCGAAGGAAGCAGGGTTGACGAAGACCAAGCTTTAAAATGGCCTCGCTACGGTGTTATTGATAAAGATGGAATTGAAATTGAAGACGATGTTATCCCGGAAGATATTATTGACGCCGCTTGTTACTTGGCAGCACAAGTGCAAAACGGAACTTTACAAGAAATTATAACAAACGTAAAAAGCGAATCATACGGTCCTGTTAGCAAAACATATTCAGGACCAGCAGGTGCTAAAACATATTCAGCAGTCGACAATTATCTTAAATATTACATCATACAAGGTGTAAAAATGCAAAGGGTAAATTGATGTTTGTTAAAGAGCTATTTCAAAGCAACGAATCTATAACAGTAGAATTTAGGAATGTAGAAACGACATTTACAAACGGAATTGTTACAAAGACATTTCCTGCTTCTGCGACTCTATCAGTCCAGGGTATTTATTGGACTGGCTCTTCAGTTGACAGGCTTATTTCTGAGCAGCATAGAGCAGAGGTTACAGGGGTGGTTATAATAGACCCCGATGACTATACAACAACAATAAATGAAGATGCAAAGTGCACCATAAACAATCAAGATTACAGTGTGGTATATGTAGACAATGTAGCCGGACAAAATAAAATCATATCTATACCACTAAAGAGGTTTAAAAGTGTCTGAGATTATCAAATACGGCAACCCAGAAGAAGGACTTCAAAAAGGTGTTGATAAAGGAAATATAGAGATATTAGCCAGGATACTTGCACAGACAAAAGTATTAGCTCCTGTTGCCCAAAAGTTTGGAGGGACTCTCCGTAACTCATATATGTGGAGAACAGACAAAGAAGAGGCGGGATTTAATAATGGTTCTGGAAGCCCAGCCACACAAAAATTAGAAACCAAACCGGGGAAGAACGAAGGGGTAGTTGGGTCTAATTTAGACTATGCTACATATCAAGAATTTGGGACTAGAAAGATGGCAGCTCAACCACACTTCAGGCCAAGTATTGATCTGGTCGTAGGCGGTCAAAAATGGCAAGAAGTGTTGAAAAAAATTCAACAAGAAGAAATTAAAATAGCGCTAGGCAAAGGGGCTAAAATTGTTCGGATCTGATTTATTAAATAACGCACTTAATGTTGCCCCCATAACTGATCTTCTTGATGTTTATATGTCTGGCAAAGCTTTATTTCAAGGAACATTGATTCCTCAAGACTTTACTCTTGATAAATCTATAAACATTTATATGAGCGGAATCTATAATGCTGCATTAGAATATGACCAGTATTTATATAATATCAGCTGCAGAGACAAAACTGAAACCGGAAGCAAAACAATTGCGGGGGCAGTAATCACCGAAATAAACAGGGTTCATTATCCTGATTATTATATAGTTTGTTCAGTGCTTGAGACTATACCGCCTCAAGACCAAACAGACAACTATAATACGCCTATAGAGGCGACAATAAAAGCAAGATAGGAGGCATAACATGCCAGTACAAACAACGGAAACTGCAAACGTCTATTTCCCTGATGGTGCTGTTGTTGCTCTAAAGGCAGAAGGCGAAGGCACTTTTACTGATATTGGAGCAATAAACAGTGCAGTGACAGCTACATTGAATTATGATGTCAACGAAGTAGACACAGCAAATGCAGGTAAACTACAAAAGCAACTTAAAAATTTCACAATTGAAGGTGGTTTTACTTTAATCAACCTTAACCAAGAAGGTATCGAAAGAATGGGTGGGGGTATATTCTCTATAGAAAACGTGGCAGGGTCTTTAGTGTTAGACGCTAATATCACGGATCAAGTTGTTGCTTCTGGGTGGTCTGATAATACTCTTTATGATTTAGTGATTATTGAGACTTCTACAGGTACTAATCTGAGAACTACCGCGAAACCCACACTTACGAGTGTTACTCTTGATGCAAGCGGAACACCTGAAGCGTTAACAGAGAATAATGATTATGTAGTAGTTGCTAATGGGAACAGTCCTTCAGGCTGGTCAATTAACTTTATAAGTGCGGGGATGACTACGCCTAGCCCGACAACAAAAGATATAACAATAGATTTCGGGGATAATACTCCAGTTGCGTCAAGTGTTCTTTATTGCGGAACTTCTACAGCTACATTAAACGCGTATGCAATGCAAATTACTCACACTGATTCAAATGGACTAATAAGAAGACTTGATCTTTATTCAGTTGATCCTAACTCAGGTGGGTTTCAGTTTAATTTCAAAGGAGCTAACGAAGACGGAGTTGAAGAAATGCCATTAACATATACTGCTAAATTAGATTCAAGCAGGACAGATGGACAGCAGCTATTAGGTTGGACAGTAGAAAACGGAGCAGCATAATAAACAGGGGCGAAAGCCCCTTTATGTAAGGATGAAGAAATGATTTATAAATTAGAATACAGAGAAAAAGGTGAAAAGAAAGTTTTAGACATAGAAATAGACTTTGTGAGTAACTATTTTTTAAACAGATATTATAAGCTTGCGGAAGCTATGGCTAAAGTCCAAAGATACTATGAGCAAATGAATGAAAATGTTTCTAAAATAGCAGCCTTGCAGTCGCTTAATAAGAAAGAGAACAAAGAAAAAATTAAAGAACTTAAGAAAACTAATGTGGAATTAGTGAACAAAATAAACGAAATAGGTCAGCCTGTATATTTTCAGAAAAGATTTGATTTACTTATGGAACTATTCGAATCAAACGGCATAAAAGAAGAAAAGGTTTTTGACTATGACTTTTGGGACAGGCAGGTTGATCCCAAGCATATAATTAAAATATTAGCAGAAGCTGCCAACAAAGATATGCCTAAAAAAAAAATGTAGGTAAAGGAATTAAAAAGTTTCATTACAAAAGGCTTATAGCGGCACTGAACAAGCACGGCATACAGGTAACCCCAAAGATGTATATGAAAGAATGGGATATACCACAAACTCAAGCAATGGTACAAATTGCAGGATTTAGCAAGGAAGAAGAAAACTGGATATGGGAAGTAGAAAGAAAAGCATTCGAGGTTTACTAAATGGCTAATGTAATCGGAGAGCTAGTCTGGAAAATAACAGGAGATGCCACTGCTGCTAAGAAGTCTCTTAATGAAATAGACAAGAATACTCAGAAGACAGCCAAAAGTGTCCAATTTCTCGAAAAAGCTTTTCTTGTAGGTCTTGCAGTTAATGGCGTTAAAGCACTTAAAAATATAGCCAAAGAAACTATAAACGCAGCAAGCGAAGCTGAAGAGACATCTAATAAATTTGGTGTAGTATTTAGAACAGTAATAGACGAGGCTAATCAACTAGCTGACGTATTAGCAAGAGATTACAATATTGCTACAACTGAATCAAAAGACCTTTTAGCCGCTACTGGAGATTTATTAGTTGGTTTTGGAGTTGCTCGAGATCAAGCTTTAGATTTATCTTTCCAGGTGCAGACATTGGCAGCGGATTTGGTTTCTTTCACTAACTTTTCAGGTGGTACAACCGGAGCAAGTAAGGCTCTTACTAGTGCGCTCTTAGGAGAAACTGAAGCAGCAAAAAGCTTGGGGCTTGCATTGGGGGAAACACAGCTAAGACAGTTCGCAGAACAACAAGGCGAAGTTTTTAAAGAGCTGACTATTAACGAGAAGGCATTCCTTAGACTCCAGTTGGCGCAAAAACAAGCGGCTGATGCTGTTGGAGATGTTGCTCGAAATACTGACACGTATGCATTCCAGCTAAGAAGAGCTGACAAAATAAATAGAGATTTCACAGATTATCAGGGAGCTAAACTCCTTCCTATAGCGACAGAGGCATTGACGCTATATAATGATTGGAACGAAGCATTATTTGATTTCCAAAAGTCTACAGATGCGGCTATCAAAACGCTTGGCGAGTATGCAGACGCTTTGATTCGTGTTGGAGAAGAAGCTTCAACAGCTTTTGAAGGGACTTTTGACGAAGCTTTAGCAGAGGCTGCCAGATTGTTAGATATTTTAAAAACTAGCGCTGTTTCCTTTGCTGATTCTATAGGTGATATAGCAACTGATATTAGCACTTTTGTCAAAGAATTACTAGGTATAAAAGAAAATTCTGAAGAGGCAACGGACGGACTAGGCATATTGGCTACGGCAGTGCAAGGCACAGCAATTGTCTTTAAAGCTTTATCTTTATCAATTGCCGGAGGGATTAACGCGATAAAGAATTTTGTAAGGTCTATAATTGATAGTGCAAAAATAATAGGCACTTTTTATGAGACTTTATCCGGTGAAAAATCATGGTCAGACCTGCAAAAATCTGTTGATGTCGCAAGAAATTCTTTTTCTAAATTTGGTTCAGACGCCGTAAAAGACGCTCGGAATCTATACAAGACCATAGGCGAAGAAGTCGATAATTTTGGGAAAAAACAAGATAACCTTAGAGATCGCTTAAACAAAGCTTTAGTTGAACCACAAAAAAAAGTACAAGAGACAACTAAAAAAGCTATAGAGCAACAAGAAGATCAAATAGCTAAAACATCAGAACTAAGAAAAGAATACGACAAGCTTATCGCCGCTCAATCTGGGTTTGTTGCAGCTTTAGATAATGCTTCATTTGAATCTTTTAAAACCTTTTCAGAAATAAGCAAAAACATCAGGGACATTCAAGTCACATATCAAGTAGCTACTAGCGGAATTATTGGTGCACTACAAGCTATAGATCAGCTACAGCAGGTGCAGGCCGAGAACAGGCTACAAAGCATAGATGCTCAAGAACAAAGAGAACTTGAAGCAGCAGGACTTGCAGAAGAAACAGCAATCCAAAGAGCAGAGAGAGAATTAGAACTTGCAGAGCAAACAGGGACAGAAGAAGAAAAAGTAGAGGCAAGAAACGCCCTTAAGAAAGCGCAGATTGAAGAGAAATTTGCCAAGAAAAGAGCTGAAACAGAATATCAGGCATCTTTGGCTAGTTGGGAAATACAAAAAGCTTTAGCAGCAATTAACTTAGCGGCAGCACCATTAAACGCTTATGTTTCTTCTTTGGCAGCTCCTTGGCCTTTAAACATGATTTTAGCACCTATAAACGCGGCTTTAGCAGCAGTAACCGCAGGGATACAATACGCCGCAGTAGTACAAGCAAAACCTGTTAAGCCTAAATTCCAATTTGGGGGGATTGTCCCGGGGAGTAGATTTGCTGGTGATAGTGTTGAGGCAAGAGTTAATTCCGGTGAAATGGTGCTAAATCAGCAACAACAAGCAGAATTGTTTAATATGGCCAATGGTCAAGGAAGGGGCGGTGAAAGAGTTTTTAAAGTAATCGGCACAAGAGAAGCCACTTTTGATGAATTGTTCAGAGCTATGCAGAATGGAGAGCTTTTTGTTCCTGAAAGAGCTATAGTGACGAGGTAATATATGATAATACTATATGATAACCAAATAAACAATGCTACTATAACTTCGTCATCAGAGAATCCTTATTATACGTGGTCAGATGCTTTATTAGATACAAGGACAACAAGGCTAGGAAGATTTATTGATGTTAGTTCAGAATATCTTCAATTTGATTATGCGTCTGCAATTGATGTAGATTATGTTTATTTAGTATTTAATAATATAACAAGTTCAGCAACAGTTAAAGTCCAGGCAAATACAACGGACAGTTGGACAACTCCACCTGTTGACCAAGCTTTAACTTATTTAAACGGTAATTGGATTTATGGTTTTTCTACAAAACAAAGTTATCAATATTGGAGAATTACAGTCCAAGACCCGACAAACACAGATGGATATATTGAAATATCAAAGATCTTTTTAGGAGAAAAATTCGTTTGCCCTGGTTCTAGTCCTGATCCTACATTTGCTATAAATTCTAATGCAGAGATTCAAAAGTCTGTAGGTGGGCAACTGTATGGTGATAGACGTGTTCAGCTAAGACAAAGAAGATTTACTTTCCCAAGCATAACTTATGCCGAAAAATTAGAGTTTAATAATTTTTTTGATTATGTAGATCAAGTTATTCCTTTTTATTTATTATACTGGGAAAATGATTTAGACAAATACCCACCTCTTTATTCGAATTTGGTGGCTAATTTTGAATATTCACAATTACCGCATAATGGTAATTTGTGGACTATAGGTTTAGAAACAGAGGAGGCCAGATAAATGGCAGGAACAATTGTTAGTGATTACGCAATAGGGGACGCAAACCTTGACAATATAATGTTGACCCTAGATAAAGCATTTAAAGGAGAAGGGTCAATCACTTTAACTGAAATGCTTACTACTACAGTACCAGAGATAGCGGCGGGTAGTTGGGTTGAAAATAACGGGGCGCTGTATAAGTTTGATTCAAATGAAAGTATAAGTACTACAGACCCAGTTACAAGTACTACGGTGGCAGACGGCGAAATTTATCTTTGTCTAGTTCCTCAATCTGGGTCAGCTTCTGGAGCTACTACAGATGCCACAGGGTATAATATAGGCGCGACAAGTATTACTTTGGCCAGTGCAGGGACAGGGGATATATTGGCAGGAGACATAATTCAATTTGCTGGGGATATTAACAAGTATACTATAACTTCAGGTGATGGAGATGTAAGCAACGGTGGGACAATTACTATAGCGTCCCCCGGATTACAACAGGCAATCCCAGCCAGTGCGACAGCAATAACTATTGTCGGAGGGTCTTTATCTGCTGCATTTACTGCGACCGCTCCTGTTTGGTCTGACTCAAAACAAGGATATTACGGATCAGGCGCTTTAGCTAATTATAGGCATATTGCCAGCATGGAAAAGTCAACTGCTAGTTACACAGATAAAAGGCAACTTTATAAAAATTGGTCTGATGATTACAACAAAAAATATATAGCGCATGTAGAAGGCAATCAAGCCCATAGCGGAAGTAGTGTATTTCCTTCACTGTCTTTTGATACCAACAACACAAGCTTTAATTTCCAATTAAGCGGAGGAGATGTTTTAATACCTGTTACAGGGTTATATCATGTGAGTATGAGAAGTTCTACAGGAGGAACTACTGCTTCAACTCACTATTTTAGAGTTAATGGAGCAAGAAATATATCTAATGTTCTTTTGGGGATTTCCTATACAGCAGGGGCTGCTCAAATAAGCTATACCAGCGGCTGTATTTATCTTGAAAAAGGTGATTTAATAGATATGGAAATATCTCCAAGTGGGGGATCAGGATCTACATTTGCATCTATGATTATTGCAAGGTTTTGTTAATGGCAACAAATAAAATAATACTTTTCGAATACGATATACCTCTTGATTTAAGAAACATGCTAAATTATGAGGCTGGTGTCTGGTTTTGGACATTGACTCCAAGCGTTTTAGCTTTAACTGATGACTACGGGAATCAGGGTTTCTACGATTGGAATAATGAACAAATATATAATGTAAGTTCTTTTAGATATAGAGATATTTCTTTGGCTCAAACGTTTAGTATAAGCGACTGCAAATTGACTGATAATAGTTTTTATTATGATACCGACACAACAAAAGTTTATATTCATTTAGAAGATTTTGAGCCAGTACTTTCAAACGATTTGGTCATTGGCGTTGCTGTAGGTTATTCTTACAAAACAAACACAAGCAATTATTACAACAACCAGTATTATGAGCCTAGAGTAACCAGCATTTTTAATCTTAAAAAGTCCATTGATCCGCTTTTTTATGGTTTATTAAAATATCAATCAGGTTCAGTAAAATTTGCTAATAATGATGGTGAATTTGACGACTGGAGAACAAGAAACTTATTTGCGATGTCGAGCCGGATTAAAGTAGGCGATGTGGGTGACGGATACCAAGACTTTGATGATGTTTATACTGGTTTTATCGAAAATGACAAAAGAACTTGGGCAGAGTTTGATTTGACGATACAAGATCCGAGAAAAGGCCTAACGCAAGGGGTTTCTACTAATTTGCTAAGCACCTTAGATTATCCTTTTTTGAATGACAACAATAATGATCAAGCAAAGCCTGTTGCATATGGCAAGATATTAAACGCACCTAGTTATTGCTTAAATGAAGAAGAAACAAGCCCTTCTGAATATACGTTTTTGTTTGCGGATACTTCTAATAACTTTGTTGGATCAATTCAAGAGGTAAGAGTCAATGGAGTCGCAAAAACCCCTGCAAGCACTAATTTAATATTAGGTACTTTTAATCTTACGTCTGGTGATGTTGGAGGAGATTTCGACGAGGTCAAAATTGATTTTACTGTAGATATAAAAAACGGTGTCGAGATATTAAAAGATTTAATGTTAAATTATGATACAAAGCCATTTTTAGACTCTTTTTTTGACGTAGACGAAATGAATTTAGCAGCATCAAGCGCAAGAGACACAAGCTTATATATAGACGATTCAAGTGTAAAATTGTCTGATGCTATAGAGTCAGTTGCTAATGATTGTGATATAAGGTTTTTTGTTAAGGACAACGGGCTTTATACTGCTAGGCTATATGATGAAAACAGAAACCCCGATTACACAATTTTAAAAGATGACTGGATTGATGACCCTGCAATCGTGAATAATGGATCTCAATATTTAACAAGTGTAAGGATAGGTTATAATCATAATATAGACGAAGATACAAGGGTATATTATGAGAATGTAGACTTCAGAGATGTAGCTTTTGACAGATACAAACAATATAAAACCGAAACATTTGACACCGAGTTAACTACTTTAGCAGACGCTATCGACAAATCAGAAACAATAATGGAATTGTCTTCAGAGATAGACGATATTATTGAGCGAACAACAAATTGGTCTTACGTCAATATAGAACCAACAGATTTTATCATAGCAAATCCTACAGATAGAATTAGTTCTACATCGGGTAATTTTGGTATTTATGAAGTATTAGGCGTTACGAAAAATTTAGAAAATTTCACAATAAAACTTTCAATGAGATTTGTCAAACCCTATACGATCCCAACAATTGAAGTTAATTCGTTTTGGGATGAATCAAATATATATTTTAATGATGAAGACAACAACAACTGGATAGAAGAAATTATAACTTAGGAGCAAAACATGGCAGGATTTAAAATAGACGATAAGCCAGCAAAAACAACTTTGGTCGGAGCTGATTTATATTTGCTAGGAGATTCGGCAGATTTAAGCGGAACAGACAAAAAGATTAAAAAAGCATCCCATTCAGATTTATTGACTTATATGCAAAATAATTTAAGTTTTACAGGTACAAGCATTAAATATCTCACAAGTGCAGATTCACCTTACACTATCTCAGACGGTGACGGATTTGGGAAATATATTTGTGATACCAGCAGTGGTGACATAACAATAACCTTGCCAACACTTGCAGACAACCAAAATAGAGAGCTAGAATTTTACCACCAAACAGGCGGCAATCTTTTGACAATAGACGGAGAAGGAGCAGAAACCATTGGGAATTTATCTCAAATAGAATTGCCGAAAGGAGAAGACAGGTTAAAAATAATAGGTACAACGCCGGAATGGGTTATCACCGAAGAAAAAATAAGTTGTCAGTTGCGACTGAATACTTGGGCGGGTTATGGGAGTATAGATTCAAATATTATGAGATTTACAAATATTGATGAAGATTTCGGAAATATGTTTTCTCACAATCACCCATTATATAACGGAAATACGGAAGGGTTAGAAATTTTAATAAATAGAAACGGTAAATATTCTTTTTCTGCTTGTTGTGAAAATGCAGGTTATTTAGGATTTAGTTTAAATTCTCCTCAGTTAACAACAAATATCAGGCTGATAACGCCATCCGACAGATTAAATATAAATTATTCGATTATTGCAAATTCTATACCTGCTCCAGACTGGGAAGGATATTTGTCAAAAGGTGATATTGTCAGAGTTCACGGATCGGCTGCAACATCTACTCAACCATCTTTTGCCGGGTTTACAGCTACATATTTAGGAAATTAAGAGGTAAAAATGGAAAAATATATTAAAATAAATCAAAAAAATGAAATAATAGATCTTTTTTATGATCATCAAAAAATTAAATTTGATGGCACAGAAATACAATTGAAAGATGAGCCGAAGCCTACGTTTAAGATAAACGGGAAAAGCATATCAAATGAACACGGAGTTTTTATATTTACCTGGGACGGGTCAAAAGTAGTGGAAAAGAAAAAAGCCGAAATAGACGCAGACCCCAAAACAATTGAAGCACTTGAGGAAGAGCGCAAAAAACCTCTTATGCTGGACAATAAAGAAATATTAAAACTAGTAGATGATACAATTCAAAATATTTCTAAGTCTGTTGTATTGCCGACTCAAATAGTAACAGAGTCAGATAATAGAGTAAATATAAGAAATACAGTAACAACAACCAAAGAGGTAAAAAATGTCTGATTTGAACAAATCAATACTGACTGGAAGGTTGACAAAAGATCCAGAACTAAAAGAAATACCAGGAGACAAAAAGTTATGTTTGTTTTCTATAGCGTGTAATATGAAATACAAAGACAATGATCTTTCAAATTATTTTGATTGTGAAGCCTGGAACAAAGCAGGAGAAATAATCAATGCTTATGTCAAAAAAGGAGACCTGGTAGCAATAGACGGCAGGCTTAAGCAAGACAGGTGGACAGACGAACAGGGAAATAAGAGAAGCAAGATAGTTGTGATAGTAGAGCATTTTAGGTTAATGTCTTCAAAAAAAGAAGATGCATTTTGAAAAACCGCCCGGCAGTGGGAAACCGGACGGAAAAAATAGTGTGTGATATATGGATGGTGTATTACATTTAAATAATGACAAAGAATATGTCAAGCAAAACAAGAGGTATCATATGAAAAAAATTATGGACTACGTTAAGAAAAGACAAGAAGCATTCGCAGTGTTGATCGTTTTGGTCTTTGTATCTTTCATGTCTGCAAAAATACTTGTAGGCAATATGGAAGAAAACTTCCAAAAAGCAGCTATACATGGCGACGTTGTATTGATGTATGTTGAAATCAGAGACATGAAGACAGTTGAAGACGTTAGATCCCGTATTAAGTATTGGAAAGATAACAAATGGGCTGCTCAGATAGCATCATACACAGTTGTCAAATCTTCAAGCGAAACTGTACATTATTTCAAAGAGTATTTGATCGAGAAAGATGTGTTTGATCAAGAAATATTCAATGCTTTTGTGACTTATGACTGAAAAAATGTTTATCACTTTACTTGTTATTTGCATAAGCACTATAACTGGATTGATAGGTGTTCTTTGGACTTGGTTCAGGAGATCAGTTAACAAAGAAATCAGAGACCACAAAGCAAACATCAATGAAAACCTGCTAAAGAAAGCAGAAGAAGAAGAAGTGAAAAGAATAAAAGCAAAAATAGAAGACTATGTGAAATCAGAGAACACAAGACATATGGCAAGCCAAAAAATTCTAAAAGATTACGTTAAAGACACCAAAAATTTTGTTGTCGAAACGATGAACAAACAAGGATCACTCATTGAAAAAGTATCAAACAATCTTGATACATTGAGAAGAGATCAAATGGAGTTCCAAAAAGAACTAGCAAAATCACAGCTGCAGACAGAGTCTAGGCTCAGTAGGTTAGAAGAAAAGTCAATCATGAAGAGGCTTTAAAATGCTCTCAGACTTGCGGAGAGCAACGAGACGGCGTTCTGCATGAAATCTAATGGTCTAGTACTTAAAAGAAGAAAACCCCCTAAAAAGGGGGCTTCTCGTCTAAAAGAGAGTTGACCAGTCTTTTAATGGATGATGCACCTGATCAATCATGACTTGTGCCGTACAAAACAAAAGCCATAAGTTGCTAGCAAACTACCACACCTAATTTAAATGTCAAGAATAATTTAGAAAATACTTGACAATACAATCAAAAAAGATAATTGGTAAATGATTATGAATAACTTTTTAGATATAATATCAATTATTATTATTGTCCTTTGCGTTGTATTTTTTATTATAAATAGTTGCAAGTTATAATAAAATATAACTAAAGACCAATTTTAATGGAGGGAAAAATGGCATACTTTAGCAATGGATCAGAAGGGATGCGCTTTGATGAACAGTGCAGTAAATGCAAATACGGTGACAGACCGTGCCCTATAGCATGGGTGCAACTTGAGTATAATTGTAAAGCAGTAGATGAAGAAACTGCAGCAAAAATATTAAATCATTTGGTTAAAGATGACGGTACTTGCACAATGTATGAATTAGCAAAAGATGATTTAGCATTATGAAATACCCAAACCTACTCTCCCCTGAATAGGGGGAGAGTAGGGGATGGCGCGAAGCGCCGTCCCTATAAGTAATAAAAGCAACAGGCAAAACTATTGAAAAATACTTGACAATAAATAACCATGTACTAACTTTATTTAAAGTTATGACTTACTTTTGAACTGGAAAGCAGAAGCAAGTTATAATAAATTATAACATAAGAGATCATTTAAGCCGACTTTCCAGACTGAATTATCAGGGGCTTAGGTGGTCTCTTTTTTTTATGGAGGATTAAATGAATATATTTACTGAAGAGTGGTTTAAATATGAAAAACAGTTTTTTGGGGGTGGAAGCCCGGGTAAGAGCATTATAGCAAAAGTAATGAGATTAAGCAATATAACTATATATGATGCAAATACTATATATAAGAGTATTTTTATGTTTTTGCAATTTGGCAAAATTGATGAAGTTATAATAGATTTAGATAACATGGGATACTTGAAAGAATTTATAGCAAATTCTAATGGGGTAAATGATGACAGAAAAAACTAAAGATTATGATAAAATTAGCATTGAAGTAGACGGAGAATTGATATTTGTCACCGTAGCAAAATACAAATTATTTTTAAGCTATGGCAAAGTCGGCATGGATGCTTATTTATTGTACTCTCACTTAATGTTTACTGCAAGACTTCAATCTACTAATCAAGTGAAAGCTAAAGATGTTTATTTAAGAAAAGGGTTAAACTGGGGATCAGAAAAACTAAGAAAAGCAAAAAAACTTTTACTACAATTAGGAATTATTGAAAAAATTCAAAGAAGAGATAAGGAAGGGCATTTTATAGAATCATATATAAAGGTTAGAACTAAAACGACTCCTTTCGAAATAGAGTCAATAGACGAACCCGCAACACTTAAACCGGGCGCACCGCAAACCCGCTCTCCCGGTTTAGACAACAAATGCTTAAACGAAAAAGATAAATGCTTAAACGAAAAAGAAAATGCTTTAAAGTTTGATCTTTTATGGTCTAAATATGATAAAAAGGTTGGTAAGGTAAAAGCATTACAGGCATTTGATAAGATTACTAATAAAGAGTATGAGAAGATAATGGATGTTGTAGATAATTATGTTAAGTCAATACCTAATAAACAATATAGGCCTAACTTATCTACATTCCTTAATCAAAAGAAATGGAACGATGAAATAATTCCCCCTAAACAACAAGAAAATAATCAAGATGAAATAAACGAACATAGAAATAAAAAACTGAAGGAGGCGGGTCTGGAATGAAGTGTTTTTGGTGTAGCGTAAAAATAACGGAAAATTATTATTTTGTTTCTATTTCTAATAAGCATGTAATTAGATATTTAACCGAAACTAAAAAATGGTGTCCCGGTGATTATGAATATGAGTTTTGTTTATGTGAAGATTGTAGGAGAAACACAAAGTTTATTTTGGATGAGGATAAGCAAGATGAATGAAATTACTATAAACTTAACTATTGCAGTAATAGGCTATATATTTGGTGTATGTCTTTATCATATAATAGAGCATTACAGAAATAAAAAAAATAAATAATAAAAACTACTTGACAATATATGAGTCATGGGTGTTTATAATAAAAAATTTTAAAAGAGGTGTGTGATGAAAGGTTCTGAAGAAACATTGATGTGTTGTGCAAATTGTATAAAACATATAATCAAGTGTGACAACCAGGAAGGATCAGGATTGTGCAAGCAATGGGAGAGTGACCACATGACTTTTCAAATGAGGTTGGCTTTAGGAAGAGATGCTGCAAAGGGGGAAAAATGAAAGTCAAAGAATTTCTTGAAAAGCAGCAACTTAGATTCCCCGATGGTCATAGTCAAATAAGAGAAGACGATATTGTTGATTGGATCAAAGAAGAGGGCTATAGTGAAACTCAACTTGATACTATTGATATGTTGATCAGGAATGGACACAAAGGATACAATAACGCAGTCCCTAAATATCCTGTAATTTCACAACTGAAAGATATCGTCAAAAAAGGATATGTAAAGAGTGGAAAAGAGATCACAAACGACATTTTCTACCCTGATAAATTTGTGAGATTTGTATGCAATGAGGAGATGCTTGATTTTGCAGCAATCAAAAAGAAATATGGAGAACTAGAAAAGAAAAAGTTTTTTACAGAGCAAGAGCTTAATACATATGAAAATTTCTTTTTGTTTATATTTGATATTATTATTACCAACTACCGAGTAAGAGCAAGAAAAATCAATCAAGAAATAAATCTGAAAAAGGCGGAGCAAGAACTTGTATCTTTTCAGGAGGGGAAGCCAATATATTCTGAAAAAGTATATACTGAGATGGATATATATAACAAGATCAAATCAGAGAACAAAAACAAGTTTGTCCGAAAGGAGGCGAGTTGATGATTAAAAAACTGATAAAAAAACTAAATTCAACAGTGACAGAAAAGATAATAAAAGATGAAAGAAAAGAAGAACGTGAACTTGTAGAAAAAAGAATGGCTTTTCAATTCACTCAAGCAATGAAAGATTTAGAATCGAAGAGAAGCATAAAAGAAACTAGATTGTTAGCAGCAAACAAGTCGTTAAAAATCCAAATAAACAAAATGCAAAAAGAAATGAAACAAGCTTCAAAAGTAAAAAGAGAATATGTGGAAAAGTTGTCAAATCTAAATGATATTGAAAAATATTGCTCATTTGCTTTTCAGGAATTTTTTAAACACTTTCAAGAAGGGTCAAAAGATTTGAGAATAGCGTTCAAAGATATTGAATATGAAGTGAACAACAACAAAAGGTTGATAAAGGATTAAGCTATGAACAAATACAAAAATAAAATTGTGGATTTTTTAAATAAAAACGGTTGGGAAATGACTCTTTTGGAAGATGAGTACGAAACTTATGAGAAAGAAAACAATATTTCTATAGCTATATCTGAAGACGAAATTGTTTTGATCGGAGAAGAAGGGGATTTTGCACATATTATTTTAAACGAAATGACTTTTTATTATTTAATTGGGTTTTTATTTCATTACAGATATATATCAATAAACTACAAGGTGTAAATATGAAAAACAGCGAAATAATAGATTTAATTGAAAAACTTAAAGACGAATTGATACAAGACAAAGACAAGGCTTTGAAGTTTTTTGTCAATGCAGGCATCTTAAATGAAGAAGGTAAATTGACTAGAGAATATGGTGGAGTAGAAAATATCAAAGTAGGCGATTGGGTTGTCTTTTTCAAAAACCCACATGACCCCTGGAAGGTAATCAGAATAGACGGAGATACTTATTGGCTATGGCATAAAGAAACGATCAGTACTCCTTGGTGGATAACAGAAACTACTTACGATAGAATCAAATTGTATAAAGGCTAATTGTTGGGAGTAATTTATGGACAAACTAATAACAGAATTTTTTAAACACTATTATGACTTAAAGAAAAAGCATGATAGAAACACAGCTACTATATGTGAAGAGATGCAACTTACTAATATAGAGAAATTTATGAAAAAACAGGTGGGGACAAGATGATAATAAAAACTAAATATGACTTAGGGCAAAAGGTTGCCTATAGAGAGGGTCAAGATAACGAGATTCTGAAATATGGGGAAATTTTAAAGATAGAGGTTATCAAAGAAAAAGATTTTTATAAAGAAATATATATGGTTAGTGATCTAACAGAACCAAATGAACATGAAAGATGCGAGTCTCGATTAGATCCTGATGAAATTGAGGCCTATAATGAATAAAAAAAATTTCTGGGATGGAATGACTTTAGGTTTTGCGATAGGAACGCTTCTTACAACTTTAATGTGGGTATATAAAACAGAGCAAAACACTAGGGAACTAAATCATGCTTTTAATATGGAACTTGAGAAACTAGATCATGCTTTTAATATGGCACTTGAGAAACTAGAAACAGATATAATTCAAGAAATAAAGAAAAGGTAAAATATGAAAATAATTTCGGAAATTATAAGGCTAAACAAATATGATAAAAATATAGAGTTTTTAAAAAGAAAAATGCATAAAATGCAAAGAAAAAATTTTAAAATATTTAAGGTTTTGATTAAAGATTTTAAAAAAAATTTGAAAAAAATTAGCAGCATAAAAAAGAGTTAAATTATGAGTAAATTAAAACAACAAAGAATAGAAGAGTTAGAAGAGATAAACAAAGAGATGTTGGAAGCTTTAATTATACAGTTTTCTGGCATAGGAAAATGGTTGTCTGCTGCATTGAGTGATGAAAAAGTTTGCAAAGAGATGAAAAAAGATATTAAAGAATGGTTCAAAGTTTTTGAAATAATAGAAAAAGCAACAGGTAAGAGCATAGAGGAGATAATGAATGATAACCCTAGACCAATATAAAAAGCTTAAGCAGATATTCGAACATTTTGGGTTACTAAATCAAATGGATAAACTACAGGAAGAAATACACGAATTGACAGAAGCAAGAATAAAAGCACCTTGGGGAAAAATGCCGGATGGGTGCGTGATAGAAGAAATGGTAGATTGCTTTGTACTATTGTCACAAATATTAGGCAATTATCCTGGAGAAGTACATCCGGGCATTATGATGCGTGATAGAATCAAGGAGATGATAGAATACAAAATAAACAGAACACTGGAAAGAATAGAGAGTGGGTATTATGAACAAAATGATTGATTATAAAGAGGCAAAATATAGAATAAGGCATGAAGTAAAATGTTGTTGGAATTGTAAGCATTTAACCTTTTACTATGATGATTCTTCAACGTGCGACGTTGTTAAAATTCCTCACTGGTATCCTATAGATTATTTGGGCATATGTGATAAATATGAATCTGATGATAACAATTAAGGGCACGCTTATTGTGTGCGCAACAATTTATTTAGTAATTTCTAAGATACTGGGGTGTGTATTATGAAAAGAAATAAAACCTTAAAAGGCAATAATCAATATAATACTTATATGGCAGTAAAAGAAGAAATAATTAAGGCTAGTTTTGATTTGTTTGTAGAAGCAATTAGTATGGATACTTTGACGAAAGATTTACTTAAAAATTATGCAGAAGATTTTTATTATTTCTTTTCTCAAGGCTATATGTATGGATATGGTAGAGGCCAAAACAAGTTGGGCAAGTACATATATAATAATGGGTATAATCAAGCGATAAAAGATATGGAAGAAAAAATAAAAAATGGAAGGCAAGATGGAAATAGTTAAAATTGTAGAAATAGTATGTTTCATGATAATGGTCGTAGCTTTTTTTTATTTCAACAGATAAATATAAGTAAAAGGATTTTTTATGAAAGAAAGTCAATTCCATAGAGAAGTGATAAACACTTTTGAAGACTACGGATGGTGGTGCTACAAAATACCAGACTCCATAAAAACAGCAGAGACTCGCTTTATACCGCCTAAACCTTGTGACTTAATCGCAATTGATCAAAACCCTATCTTGATTGAATGCAAAATATTGAAAAAAATAGGAAGAATAAATAAAAAGTTTTTTGCAAACACAAAAGAAAAAAAACAAGATATTCCCTTTACTGAATATCACCAGATTAAAGAACTGAAGAGCTTCAAAGACACCACGGGCAACCCGGCGTTCTATTTTATCAATATCCGAATACCCTACAAAATAAATGAACTGATAATAATAGAGATAGATGAGCTAATAGCAATGTTTGAATATAGAGACTATTTGAGCAAAGAATCAGTCGAAGAAAAAATTGAGCTAGCTATACCTGGATACAAGAAAATGTTCAAAAGCATATTATTTGAAGATTTTCTAGATTATTGTAATAAAATATAAAAACTACTTGACATTATAAGATACATGGTTATATTGATATAGAAAGGTCAATCAAAGAGTAAGTCCCCGTCAAAGTAGAAATAAAAGACGGGGCATCTTTTGGAGGGTAAAATGAGACATGCAAAAGACAATAGCAATCTATTAAACAAAAAAGAATATTTTGACGGATACCCTAGAAAAAAAGGAATGCTTTATGACTTAAAAAAAAGTGTTCAATCAAAAGAAAAAAAAGAAGTTGTTGAAGAAGAAGTTTTTGTAGAAATTGTGGAGGTAAGGTAGTGACATATAATATAGAAATACAAGAAAAAGAGTTGCTTGAAAAAATAAAAAAATATGACGCTCAAGGGTTTTGTAAAGATTGGGAAAATAACAAGCAAACTATAGAAAAAAAAATAAAATGGATACTTGAAGAATATCTTTGTGGGGGCAATCAATGAAAACTATAATAGAAAATATTAAAATAAAAAAAGTGTACATAGCTTGTCTTCCTTGTTGCAAAGAAATTGACGTGACAGATTTATATTATGGAAATTCTTTGCAACAAGACAACGAATGTTGCAAAGATGCATGTAGATTGATTTTAAATGAAAAAAACGAATTGGTTCAGGTGATCAAATGAAAATCAGTTCAGTAGGCAAAATAGAAGATGGCCACATATACCATGAATATCAGGCGGCATGGACAAATGATCTTTGCGATTTTATTTCAAAAAATAACAAAAAAAATGTAGAAGTAAGTGTCAAGGTCGTGGACAGGGCGCAACATGGTTTTTTTAAATACGTATGGGGTTATTTGTACCCTGATATATGCAAAGCAGCAGGTGAGTTTAGCATTCAAAAAATGCATTTTGAATTAAAAAGAGAATTTCTTTATACTTATATTGATAGCATAGACGAAATACCAAAAAAACATATTGGCAAATGCATAATAGATTATGCTGAAGCAAGCGGACAAATAGTATATAAAGGATATATAAAATCTTTGTCTAAATTAACTCAATCTGAAGCTAAGCAATATGCAATGAATCTTGAAAAAAGACTGTTTATAGATTATGCAGGGCATATTAGTGATAATGAAGCCCAAAAATATAGGGAGATGATGGGATTATGAAGATAAAAGACAAAGTAATATTCAAAAGTGATAAAAGACAGAAAAACCCTGTTTCATATGAAGTAATCAAAATAGCTAGTGAAAGCAACAGATGTCTTTTGATGTGTGTTCAAAACGTGAAATGGTATGAGTGGGCAGACGTGGAAGACCTGGAGGTACAATATGGTACTGACAAAATATGAAATATTGGCGCGGGATGGTTTTCAATGTCAAAAGTGTGGCAAACTGGGATTAAATTTGCAGGCTGCACATAGGATTAAACAAGGGAACAAAAGTTCAAAAAAAAACAGTACTGTGAAACACATACACAATTATGTTTTGAGAAAATATAAAAGAGAGTTAACAAAGCAGGAAATATATAAAATCATTCATGACGAACGCAATTTGGTTACAAGTTGTGATAAATGCAATGACTATTTTAACATATTTTTTAAACCTGTAGAGCGAGACCAGCTTATTGATCTAATTTATGAAAAAGAAATAAAAGAGGTAAGTAATGAAAACTAGTGAAACAATAGAAAAAATAATTCCAGCTTTGCTTGGGGTAAACAAAGAGCTAATAAATATTGAAAAAAACGAA